TAATAAACATTTTCTTTAAACCCTGCACTTTGTTTTGCTAATAGAGGATTAAAGTATGTTTCATTATATGCATCTTCTGAAAATTTTACAGCATTGCTTCTAAAATCTTTATATTCTTCAAAAGAATAATGTTCTTTTAGTTTATTATCTTTATAAGCATCTTTAGTAAATGCTTGATCTATTGCATTTTTAATATTGTCTATATCTTTTCCAGATGCAAGAGAATCATGTATAATTTTAGATATCTTACTTCCTTGTATCATCTTTACTGCCTCACCATTATCTTGTTTAGCAGCAAGATATTCTAACTCAGCTAAATATCTTTCATTTTGTAAACCATTAAGATGTGACTGTAATTTAGAACCATTTATTTTTATCTTTCCATTATCATCTATGAAATTACCATCAGCATCTCTCTCATATATGTCTGAAAAACTATTAGCTAGTACAGAGTTTACTTCTTTAGCTAAAGGTTTTTCAACTTTATAATAATCATATGTAGATTTAGCAGCACCAGGAGCTCCAAATGCTCCTCCCATTAATCCACCCATTACTACGCTATCATAGAATTCTGAACTAGCATTTACTAAACCTTTATAAGCAGAGTTTAATGCTCCACCCATTGCTCCAGAAAAGTTATCTATAAGACCAACTTTATTTGGATCATATTTTTCAGTTTCATATCTTTTAGCATTATCTTGAATACCAAATTGTAATCCTTCTTGAAGACCTTCTGGTACAGCAGTCGCTGCTGCATTGTAAATAAATCTTTTTAAACCCGTAGCAGATAATAGTTTTCCACCAATTCCTAATAACTCTAAAGCATTGGATGCCATTAATATTGGCATATTAGTAGCGGCAACCTCTGCAGCATAATCAGAAGCCATTACTCTAGCTTCTTCTTCTGTCATACCCTTTTTTATACCGTGCTCATATGCTGCTTTAAATGTTTCAGCACCTTCTGCACCTGCTTCTAATGCTCCATTTAAAGTTGCACCAACTCCAAGTTGAGCTAACACTTTAGTACCCTTTTCTCCTAAACCTAATGCCTTAGCTCCTTTTACAGCAGCACCAGCAGCTTTACCTGCAACAACACCTGGAACAAAAAAGGATAATGAATTACCAACAGTTTCTAAACCATTGTCTTTCCAGAATTCAGAATGAAAAACTTTTGATAAAGATTTACCTAATGCATTAAGGCTATCCCCACCTTCTTCTGCTATTTTCTGATCTTCTAATAATTTTTTATATTGATCAGAATATTGACTGGGATCAATATTAGTATTATAGGCTTCTGTTAATTTTTTAGTTAAAGGATTATCTTGATAATCAAATACTTTATCTAAACTAGTATCTCCAGAAGTAATTAATTCCTGAAGATCTTTTAATAATCCAACAGTACGAAATCCTGCTTTAGCTATTCCATTTGCAAAGGCCCCACCTAATTCTATTAAATTATTCTGCGCACCTTCTAAATCAGAACTAGAATCTACATCTTCATATTTAATTAAATGATCTTCACCTAAAGTATCTCTTACAGATATTGCATAAGTATTGTCATATTTACCAAAAAGTCCATTATATTTTTGTATACCAGCTTGTGCAACTTCTCCTTTACCCCCATTTTGTTTATAAAGGTTTTTAACTAATTCATCTGTAAATTTTGATTGATCTACATCTGTATCAAAGGATATTAAAGATGATACTGGAGCAGATGCATTTCCTTTATTTGTTGCTAATGTTTGTCCACCTGATTCTAAATATTTCCTACCTTTCTGATACATTGTATCTAAAGTCTCTTCAGAACCAAATTTTGAAGTACCAGTTAATAGATATTTTTTAGCACCATCATAACCTTCATGATGTTCTGTATACATCAATTCCCAATCACTTAATCCTAATCCTCTTTCTTCATTTATCTTTTGAAGTTCTGGAAGATGTTGTTGATATTGATCAATTAAATGAGACATATATTTATCCTGAGCATAAGAATCAGAATAAAATTCATCTCTATTTTTTGTACCAGTTATTCTAGATACATCACCATTTTTGTTATGACTCTGATATCTTACTTGATAAGCACCTACTGCACCTTGTCCTCCTCCATCTGGATTATATGCTTGATAATTATTATCACTTTCTAATGCAGCAACATAGTCATGTAAAGGTGTTCTAATATTGGCACCTAAATCTTTTTCAAATTGTGAATAATCAACATTTTTATTTTGTAACCCTAATTTATCATAAACAGCTTTTTGCATAGCTGGGTTACCCTCTATGTCAGTTCTAAATTTATCATAATCTACAGTTCCATTTAAGCCAAGTTTTTCATACAAGGCTTTTACCATTTCTTCATTCATTAAATTCTATTTTACATAGTCTGGAACATAATTTCTTTGTTTGGGAACAACATTTGGAGCTCCAGATTTTGAACTTGCTTTGTTGTTTGTTTTGTTTGTTGATACTCCACCTTGAGTATCTGGAATTGGTACATATAATATACCATCTTTATGGAAAGAACCTGGAACTTTTGTAGTATCAAAATCAGATACATCTAAATCAAGCCAAAGTAGACCTTCATCTACATAAGCCCAATTAGTCATATCATGTAATAACTTCTTACTATCCTCACTATCAGTATGAGAAAACATCATATAAGGAGTATCTATACCTGTTGCTGGGTTTTGTGTTACAACAAAACTAGCTGAGTCTTTATATTTCTTTTTAAATTCAGAATCATTTTGTACCCATGTACCACCAATTCTAGCAGCATTTACTTCAGTACCATCTTTTGTTGTTGCAACATTATTAGTACCTCCATTAACATTTCTATAACCATAATTAGTTACAGAACTATTAGTACTTTTAAACTCTGGATAAGTAATATTTTCATTACCTGGTTTCTTAACATAATCTAAGTAACTTCTATAATCTGCAGTAAACTCATCTTTAGAAGTAGAGAATAAATTATTAAACTCTTTATTATTTTTAATAGATCTGAAAAAATCTTCTAGTTGCTCTGGCTTTAAAGATTTTATTACTGCATCTAAATCACTAAGATCTTGTTCTAATACTTTTATACCTGCTGGTAATGCCATATTAATTGCTGAAGCAGCAGTTGACCACTGACTAATATTTTTAAGTTTTAAACCAACATTCTCAAAACTTAGTTGTGCAGTTTTTGCGGCATCTAATTTAGCACTTTCTATTTCGTTATTAGTTTTAGCAATTTTTAATTCTACATCTTGCCTTACAATTTCTGCTCTAATATCTTGATCTTGTTTAGGAGTTAATTGATCATTTGGAATTTGTATTTTTAATCTCTCTTTGGCTGCATTATATAAACCTTCTCTTAATTGCTCTTTAGTTTTTATTTCTTCACTTAACTCATTCATTTTTACTTTTTCATAGTCAAGTTTTGATTGATCTATTTGTTTTTTCTTTTCAACATGTTCTTTCAAACCTTCTGGAGATATCATTTTTTCAATACCCATACCTGCAGGAGTTATTGATGTCTGTGAAACAGTAGGATCACCATTTGCAAATCTTCCTAATCTATTACTCCATTCTTCCATTTTCTGTCCAAATTCTGTATCTAATACATCTGCTGCATTTGGAATTAAATCTAAATATTTTTCATATACATCAGTATGTTGTTTAACAGCTTCATCATAAATTTTTCTCCTTCTCAATGCCGGATTCATTTTTCCAGATGCTATTACGTAATTACTTATATATTCTGCTGTTGCATTAGGATCTTTCATAGCTCTAGCCATTAAAGCAGGATCATTTAATTCTCCTAATATAGATTCCATTTCTGCTTGATCACCAGGTAATACTCCCCATTGAGAAGATTTATCTGCAAACTCAGATATAATTTTTAAATTGTTTATTTTTTCTTGAGCTTTTAATCTTTCTTCTCTATCTTTTTCAATCTTTATTCTTTCATTATTAAATTCAACATTTTTCAATTGGGAATATGTTTGCACTCCTGCGTCAATTGGCATTGATGCAGTTTGTATAACAGATCCTAAATCAACTCTTGGTTGTTGTGGAATTTCTATATTAAATACTTGAGGAACACCCCCTCCTAATTGAAATTTCTTTATCATTATCCATTTTGACTATAATCATAATAATAATTTCCAGATGCACCATCATCTTGTATAAATGGATCAATTGTTGGAGCAGTCATCTGTTGTTGCCTACGCATACCATATGGATCTAAGTATGTATTAGGTTGTCTACTAAAAGCAGCATTAGCTAATGGTTTTAAAGCATCACCTAATTGTGAAAACATGTGTGCTTGCATATAACCATTGTTAGTTAAGAAATTAGCTTGTTGATTTCTAGCACCCATCTTTGCTGCTAAACTTTGATTTTCTAAATCTCTTAAACCTTGTTCTCTTCCCTGATAAGATTGATTTACTCCTTGAAATAATCCTGAGTTTAATCTATTTCCATTTAATCTTACTAAATTTTTACCATACTGTTGATCTCTTAATAAAGCTTCATCATAAGCAGATAATGTTTTTGATCTATCCAACAATGTATTTCTATAAGAATCATTTAATCTTAATGATTGTTGTGAAGCATTATTTAAAGCATTAGCATGCATTGAACTAGCATAATTCCCAGCCTGGTTAGGAGACAAACCTAAATTACCAGCATTTCTATAAAAAGAATTAGTACTCTGATTTGCCATATTCATAGTATTAGCTTTATCAGAATCAATATTATTTAATACATCTTGATATGTACTATTAGTTCTTTGTATTGGATCTGTAAGATTTAAATAATCATAAGAAGGATCTTGAGTTAAATAATTACCCATAGTAGATGCATAACCCATATTAGCTGAGTTATTTAAAGAATTAGTATTATAAGATTTTAACTCATTTATTTCTTTTAATGTTTGTTTATAATCTCTCTTTGCTCTACGTCTATCACCTATACTTTGAAATACATTAAATAATTTAAATGGTACATCAGCTAATGCTCCTGCAGCTGCACCAACTAAACCTTCTAATTGATATTTAGGAATTTCACCTCCATATCTAAAACCTCTTGGTATATATGATGTTGATTGCATTGCTGGTTGAAAAAATTGCATATAATTTGTTGGAGAAACAGCTTGTGCAGATTGCATAACTTTTGGAGCTACATTAGAACTAGCATTTAGTATTTGAGATGCTAGTGGTAAATTTCCTTGCGCCATAGCTTGCATATATGTTGGCATTAATTTTGGCCCCATTTTCAAAGCAAGATTACTCATCACCTGACCATAAGGTATGGCACTTGATAAACCTGCTAAACCAACATCAATTCCCATCATTGGTCCAGGATCACCATTTCCAGACATATTTTGATCTGTTACTTGAAAATTTAAGGATGATGGATTTGTAGAATTATATTGTAAGTTATTTGGTTGACTATATTGTCCTAAACTATTCCAAGCATTAAATTGTGCCATTGGATCAGCAGTAGGTAATGTTGTACCAGGGTTTTCTACTTTCCTCTTAGTAGCAGGAGAAGATTTATATTTATAATTATCATATCTTCCTGAAGATAATCTTTTTTCTACTTCTACAATACCTGCTTGATTTAAATCTTTCCAAGAACCTTGACCTCTCTTTCTTGTTTTCCATAGACCATCTTGTAACATGTACTCATATGGATCACCTTTTTCTGAGATAGGTTTATTTAATTGTTGTTTTCTATGAGTAAGATGGTCTTCATTTAATTGTTGTACTAATTCTGAAAGAGGTAACATTCCTGCTACCTGACCCATTATCTCTGCTCCATATTGATATTTAGGATAACCACCATATCTAAATTGTTGTATAGGTTTAGGTTTTTTTTCTTCTGAAATAAATTTTAATACTTCTAAATAAGGTAATCTTGATTCCTTATTTTCATTAGAAGCTAATGTTGTAAATGCATCAAATTCTCTATCTGATACAGGGTATTTCTGAGATAATACTTTTGCATACTCAGATGGGGTAAATGGCTTATTCATAATGTCTGTAAACTTTACTTCTTTGGGAACTGATGTATTTGGTTTTTGTTCTGAATAATATGCTTCTCCATATCCTAATGTGAAATCTAAATCCATTCCTTTAAATTTCTTTCTAGGATCAATTGTCATTTTCTTATCTCTAGAAAAAACATAGGCACCTTGAGGAAGTATATCTGTAACTTCATCATCATCCATATTCTTATGGAGTTTCTTAGCTTTCACTGGAGTTATATCTCCATTAAGATGGGCAATGTATTCTCCAACTTCTGTTTGTATTGGATTCCATTCTTCACCACCTTCTTGCATTTTAGTTACTTTACATTTCATTGTACTTCTACTTTATAACCTTGTTTTCTTAATTCCATTATTTGCTCTAAACTTAAATCCATTTCTTCTGAATAACCACCTTTATTCTTCATAGGTATTTCTAAAACTTTAGATGCTCCTGGAAATTTATAACTATTTCCTGGTAACATAACTTTAGATTGACCATTATCTGCAACACCCATCAAAGCAAAGGGTGTATTCTGGAGAGAAATATTATTTGATGGAATTACGTTATATGGATTATTAAATGTTTGATAACCAGGAGTATACCCTGTCAAATTCGTAAATCCACCACTTTGAAAACTAGATACAAGAGTATTATCTCTTCTCTGTATTTTAGATGTATCTACATAAGGAGTATTAACTCTATTACTATCTAATAATGCTTGTTCTGCTAAGTGTGCTTTATGATAAAGATGATTACCATGTGCACCCTTGTTTAGTACTTTAGCTAAAGCAGAAGTTTCTTGACCAAGAGTTTTACCAGCAATTGCTGTTAAAAAATTCAATCCTGCACCTGAAGTATTACCTTCTCCCATATTCATACCAGCAAATAAAGCTGCAGGAAACCTTCCTAAAAAAGGTATAGCACTAGCTGCATCTAAATATGGTTCTATTTTCTTTATTTGGTTCTTACCAAAATTTGAAGCTCTTTGAACCCTTTCTAATTTCTCTCTTATTAATCTATCTTTTTCAGATTCAGGTTTTGTTAAGTAATTAATACCTTGAGATTCTGGTGGAGCATAACCTCCATCTTGATAATTAAATCCATAGAATCCTAATTCAGGATTTAGATTATCTTTTGATTTATTCTTATAAGCTTCTTCCCCTTTATTACCCATCATTAATGCACCAATTGGACCAATGAATTTCATTGCATTTTGAGCATTAGATGTATAGTTTTTATTATCCTCTTCCCATTTCTTTTTAGCTGCTTCTAGTTGGGTGTTCCTCATATTATTATATGACATCTGAGGATTAATCTGTCCTAAATTTCCAGAGCCTACTCCATTATATCCAAAACCAGTATTGTTATTAGTCTGCTTTGCCCAAGATGGACTGTAACCTCCTCCAGTATATACTGATCCAGGTTTAGAACCTGAGTAATTATTTGATGGAGTATAAGAGGTAGCTGTTGGCGCATTACCATATTTGTTTGTAAAATCTGTATTAAACTTTCCTTCATCAAATTGTCCTGGAGCATTGACCTGAAATTGTAGTTCCAAATCTCTCATAGTGTTTAACCACTTATCTGTAAACGGAGCATCAGACTGTAATAGAGTATTATAAGTATATGAAGGATCTGAAGGATCCACAGGTGTGTTCCCCCAGTTGTTATTCCAACCTCCCCATTGATATTTTTTTAGTGCCATTATTGAGATTCTTTCTGTATATATGTATATACAGACTTGATATATAACTTCAAATCTGCAAATTTATCAAAAATTATACGGTATGTCAAATAATTATCAAAAAGTTGTCTATTATTATACGCCTGTACTGAAAATGCTTGATTATAATCAACGTTTGTAGGTTCAGCGTTGTATAAACAACTACAGTTATTTGTAACTATTGGTAACTCTGAATTTGATGTAAAATCATATACTTCATTTATTCTCCATTGATTACCTTCCCATACCATATCTAATACCCCAGGAGTTTCCTGTAGTTTATCTCTCATATTCTCTCCAGATAACACTGGTTTTAAATCTAAGTAACCAGTTGTTTGGTGAGAATTTCTTATCCAAACTTTAGAGAAACCTTCTCTTTTAAACAAAGTAGCTTTATCTCCTTCATGACATTGCCTAGCCTCTGTGTTAAAGATTGTACTCTTATACTCAAAAGCAGCTATTTCTGTCTCAGGTTTCCTAGCAGAAAACTCTAATACACAAGGATAGTATTTACCATAGTATGTCTGATAATTACATTTTGCAGTATGTGAGTGAATCTTATTATCATAGATAGAGTATAAAGTCTCTCTATCAAAGAGATAAAACTGTGGCTGATATGAGTGAAAAGATATCCATTGCTTACTAAATAAATCATAGGATAATGTATAAGCACCACATCCTGGTTCTGCTTTAGTAAAGAGTAATCTGTTAAACCTATAATCTATACCAAAATTAAAGTAATTACTTCCCTGGACCATTTCATCTCTACAGTCATCTGTAGAACAAAATGCTAAATTATCTTTAAAGAAGTTATTCATATTGGACATTGTTATGTCCTGTAATCCATCAGTAAACTGATAAATCTTTTTACCATCATAGTCTACAAAGAAATAACCAAATGCAGTAGATATAGCTGAGTTTGGATCTTGTAATCCACCATAACCTTCAATAATACCATACATCATATTTTGAGGATCTGTAAACATATCTCCTGAACCCATTATAAGAGTTCCAATATTAGATGGTATTGCTACATTTTGATATTGTAATTTCCATATAGAATCTGTAGTGTGAGCATAGAACTCATTATTTCTTATAAATAACTTTTTAAGTAAACCTGAATCTGCGGGAATATTTAAATAGTTATTTCCGTTAAAATTCTTATATGAATCTACAGAAGATGTTATAATCTGTTTATTAGAATAATATATTTCATTAGTTGTAAATGAATCACAATCTGAGCAATCACATGTATTATATGGATCTGGCATTGGATAAAAAGGATATATATCATTTACTTTAGAATAATCAAAATTATATCTATGATAATTATCTTCAAAGTTAACAATATTAGAATCCTCTTGACCACCTTCTGAATCAGTTTTACATTCATCTATACCAACAAGTTTATCTAAGAAATCACCAGTAAAGAGTACTTGAGCTAATACGTACCATATTGCTACTAACATTGGTGTCTGTACTAATTTACCAATAAAATCTGTACCTGAATCTATATCAAATATAGTTGCTACTCCTAACATTGGTAGAACTAGATTAATAAGAGTTTTTATCAAAGTCTTCTTAGTTATTGACCACTTTGATGGTTGCTCAATTTTATGATAAAATCTATTAATAAAAGATTCCTCCCAAGGATGTTTCTCTGGAGCATGTGAATCTATAAATTTTGTATGTAATTTAGGATAATAATATTCTCCTAATTCAGGATCTCCTGTAGCTCTTAACCAAGGACAGATTTCAAATTCACCCCAGAATGTAATTAAAGTTTTTAATACTCTAGGGTAATAGTAATCTGTTTCTGGAGCAGTTAATGGTAATGCTTGCCCCCATGATTTAGCTATACCTCCAGGTGAGTGTAAACCAGCATAATTTTTTGCATCTGCTGCATCATGTTCTCTAGGTAATTGTGACCAATACCAATTACCAGCTAATGCATGTATTGGATCCTCTGGAGGATCACATATTGATCTTTTTTCTTTTTTAGTTACAGTTCCTGTCAAAGATGCTTGTCCTCCTGGAATATCAAATTCATCTCCTACTTTATCTGAGATGTATCCAGTTCTTCTAAATGAATATGGACCAATATAAATATCACCTACAATTCCTTCAATTGTTGGTGAATAATTACATGTAGAATTTAAAAGAAAAGAATATGTTAAACCAGTTAAATCTCCATATTGATTTGGTAAATCTCTATATAAAGTAACATAATGCGCTGCAGCCTTTGTTATTGGAACAGTATGGTCCCAAACATCACCTATAAAAGAATCATCACTATCTGCAGTTTTACCTTGAGTTAGAGATGGTAATAATCCTCCAATCCATACAGAAGATTCTCTGTATCTATTCATTAATGGTTTTGTTCCACCTCTTGGGGGTGCTGTAACACTATGTGCTCTAGCATAAATCTTATATAAAGGAGTTTCCAAGTTCTCTGTAAGAAGAACATAATTATTTAAATTAATTGCTTCCCTTGCTCCAGCTTGATCAATTTTTGTTCCATAATACTGATTATCTGGTTTTTTACCTTCAGCATATAAACCATGTCTGGCACCTGAACCATGTAATTCCATTTCAGGTTTAAACCTATTAAAGTTTAATGCAAACTTTTTAACATTTGTATCTAGAGAATGAAAATTAAATGATTCTCCATCTGCAGGATTTTGTACCATTCTGGATCCATCAACATCTATATTCCTATCTACAGTTTCCCATGAGTTAACTGCATGCCTAGGATAAACATATTCTTTACCGCCATTAGATGCAATAAAAGTTTTAGTTGCTAAACCTTTTGCTTTTACTTTTTTATTAGATTCTGTTCTCTTTACATATACAATAGTATATGGATTATTTGCACTCAAAGGTTTAGCTAATTCTTCATCAGTTGGTTTCTGTATATTAGCAAATCTAATTCCTAATAATTTACAATATCCATCTTTGTATTCATCAGCATCTGGTGTAAATATAGAAGGTACACCTACTGATTTAGAAACATAATGTGGAATCTTAGAACTGTCTGGAAATTTATGATGTCTAACATTTTGTCCAGCTAATACTCCATATATTTTTTCACCTAAACAATTTGTCATATCTGGATAATAAATATCTTGCTCTGTATCAACAAGAGTTCTACCTAAGTAATTTATTTTAGGATTTGTTCCAGATAAATCTGTACCACAACAATCATAGAATGTTGATCCAACTGCATTTTCACCTTCTGAAAAATCATATTCAGAATCTGCTCCATCCTCATACTGAGGAGAATCTCCTTTATCTAATTTATTTTCTCTTTTATTTTTCTCAATTCTTTCTCTTTTCTTTACTGCTTCTATAATTTTTCTAGCAGAATCTTTTATAGTTGAAGCTGAAGAGAAATCAATTGTTAAACCTCCATCTAATTCATTAGTATAAGAAGATACTATATCTTCAAAAGAATTAGCAATATCATCTAATTCTTGTTTATCAGCATTACATTGTTGTTCTCCTTTTGGACACTCTTCACAATCAGCTAAACCAACACATATATCATCAACTTTAGTTTCCCAGGATGCTAAATCTTGTTCTAATATATCATCATACTCATCATGTTGTGGATCAGAAACTGTATCCTTTTTTGGAGTTCTTGTTCTATGATAAGGAGAAGAACTAGCTGCATCTGCATTTCCGGTAGATGATGATGTGTTATTAGATGTAGCAGATTCAGCATTTCCGCCACCTCCTCCAGTAGAAGAAGGTATATGAAAAACAGGAGTATGAGTACCATCACAATAGTTCCAAACTATACCAAAAGCATAAGTCTCACCTCTCATAAATGATTTAAGGTTAAACTTAACTACTTCTTCATAAGAGTACTCATACTCTACAACAGTTGCGGTTACTTGGTTTGCTCTACGTTGATAATCTAAGTTTTTTAATTGCTTAATTGAGTAAAGATATAATCTTCCATCTTTTTGGATTAGATCTCTACCTTGTATATATGTATTTCTTTTTACTATAATTTCACTTATATCAATTGGATTTTTTTCATTACCATAATAAGTATATGAAAAATTTCTTGAATTATAAGATCCTTCTGTTAATAAATCAGCTGTAATTACTCCTGAAATAGTTTTAATTACTGCTAATTCTAATTTGTCATATTTACAATCTAAACAACTTACTGTTAATTCTATTAATCCAGTTCCCCGCTCACCACTTTGATTATGTTCAGTAGGTATATAAACAGGATCACTAATGTTAAACCAATTAGTGGTATTACCATCTCTATCTTTTAATCTTACTACAAATTGATAAGCCCCTCCAGCTAACTCACCACCATCTTCATGTGGTATAGGAGTTACTTTTGGAATTGTAGAACACTTAAATATTCTAAAATAATCACAGGTCTTATCAGAACACTGTCTTCTTTCTTGTTTTATCTCTTCTTTTAATGCTGCCTTCCTAACTGGATCCAACATTAAATCAATATTTATTGTATAATAAATACAACCTGAGCTCCAATACACATGTAATTCTGAACATGGTTGTATTGTTTTAAATTCACCATATACCCATTCACAAGATTTAAAACCCCAATCACATCCAAACTCTGTATCAGATGCAACAAAAGTTTTATCTTTTTTATTATGGTCAAATAACCATAACTCTCCATTTTCTAAAAAGAAGAGTGTTGAATTTCTATCATCTATAAATGAAGCCCCTACTATTGTTGATCCTAAATCTAATACTTCTTCTGTTGAATGTTCATTAGAGATATAGGATTTATATTCATAGTCTTTAGATACTATGTTAAGAGCATGAGAATATGTTTTATTATTGCCACCATCTGGGTGAACTTCTGGATTTAATCCTCCTTCAAATGAATTTACAATGTAATTATTTGGTATAAGGTTTTATATTATATGTTTGATCAGGATATGTAAATGTTTCTGAAGGTGTCCTATACATGTCTTCTTCATGTCCCCAATTAGGATGCGTTCTGTGGATGAACCTCTTTATAAAAGTTTTCCAAACATCTGGAGAAGGAATTTGTATTTGCCCTCTAGCTCTTGCTACAAACTTCTCTCTTAATTGAAAAGCATCTTGCCAAGCTCTATATGTTCCCATAGAAAAATCTTCCATGTATTTTCTATATAACATTTTTTCTTGGATATACCAAGAAATAGCTTCAAAAACTACTGGTTCATCTGGAACAAGAAGATATCCATCTTCATCTGTCCTTCTAGCAAAATATGAAAGTAAAACTTTACCTTCTTTAAAATTAGTTAATAGATTTGGTGGTTGTATTGTATATTGTATTTCAGAATCAAAATCTATATTAACACAATTTTTAATATGAAAAAATGATGATGTAGCTGGTCTCATTAATTGAAACCTATCACTATAAAATGATTTCTTATTTGTACCACCATAATTATAGAAGTGTTGCATATATGCAGCAACATGTTCAGGATGTGCAGATCTCCATAATCTATCTACGTCTACATATATCTCAGCAGTATTACAAGCACACTTTACTTTATGACATTTAGGGCATTTCAAAGATATATCAACTTGACATCCTAATTGTCTATCTGTAAATTTAGAAACTTCATATGCTAAATCTTCTACACAATCTTCTGTAATAAGATAAGCTGCTTGTATTACATTTACAAAGTCATCTGGTAACTCTGTTTTATAATCTATTACTTCAAAAACTTTAATTTTATGAATTAATTGTTCATCTGTTATTATTCTACTTACTGCATCATTGGTCCAAGCCAAGATGTCTGATTTATTAAGTTCTCCTTTATGTCCAGATAACCTGAGATATTCTCTAACTCCAGTTTTTGCAGATACAAAATTCATGCTGTTGTATAATCTTTTAGTGTTGGATCTTCAGAACATCTTTTTATCCAATTTGATAAACCTCTTTTACCTATCATTTTATCTTCTCCCCTTATTGGTTCAAAAACATATATACTACCATTTTTAAATAGGTTTGTCCTACCAGAAGGTTTTTTCCATTTAAATTTGAAATAATAACCATCTGAATGAGTGTTAATAAGTAATCTTTTTTCTCCTGTTGCATTGTAGTGCTTATAATCTATTCTAAGATTAGTGGTTTCAGAATTAACCTTCCTTCTTCTTATTTGTATCATACCTAATCTTGGCATGATGAAAGTATATTTATCTCTTATTATAGCAAAAGATACTTCCCAAAAAAAATCCTTTAAAACTTTAATATACTTTTTCTTTTCTATTCTCCCAGTATAAGTTTCATAGGAATCTACCATTGTCCATAATAACTTTTCTTTCATTTAAGTGGTACTTGAGTTGTAGTGATATCATCTATTTTGTTGTCTAGAATATCAGTAGCTCTTGGTTGACTTAAAGATTTTATTGCTAACTCATATACAAGTGGTAAGAGGTCTGGATCAAGAATAAACTCAGTATCCAATGGGGCAAAACAAGGATTAGTTTCCCCTTCACAGTTGGGAAAATTATAAATTAATAAAGGATCTTCAAATATAGCTGTAATAGATATGACTTCTTTATGTTCATCATTATACAGATATATATGAGATCCTTCTCCAGTATTCTTAATACTGTAATAAGCTCTTTTCTTTTCAGCTTTAAATCTTGAATTTTTAATATCCTCTAACCTCTCCCATTCAATAAAATCATAAGAAATATTACCCGCAACAGAAGTTATAGATTTTATTAATATGGGAGTAGGTATTGGATATAACGTTTTCTGAACAATACATCCAGAATACGGTAATGAACTCTCTTCAGCAGAATCCAAATTATCAATTCTTACACAAGGTATTGTTTGATAATTATATTGTGATAAAGAATACCCTCTTGCTCTTAATTTTTCAGAAAGTATTCTTGCTCTAAATCTTAATAATATTCTATATAAATGTTCTTCACTCCAAGTGTTCTCTTGTGCTAAAGGCCCTTTTTCTGAAAGTAAATGTATTAAAGTTTGAACACATTGTCTTAATGTTACCATTTATTCAATTCTAAATTCTTCATATCCTAATAGACCTTCATTGTTAAATTTATATCCTTGCGCAGCTTTTTTAGAACTATATCCCATTTTATCATGCCAATTATCAGATGGGCATAAACTTGGTAAAAATTTAATTTGTACAGAATTTATTTCATAACTCTGTTGACTATGTAAGTGTCCAGTTAACATTATCCTAGTAGAAGATTTAGAAAATTCAACTGGTCTTTCTGTTGCCATTAATAATGGATACTGAGCTGGTTTTAATTCTCCATGATCAAATCCTAATAATACTTTTCCAAAATGTAAATATTTTCTTGGAAAATTATCATTCATAACATTAACATTTGGATTATTCATATAATATGCTTCAAGTAAGCATCCTAAATAATACTCAGTGGCTTCTGAATGATTCCCTAATATTATAGGAATATCTACTGGAGCAATTAACTCTAATTTATTAATTTCTTCTATTAATAATTTCCAAACTATTGAGAAAGTATCTTTCCAATAAGAGTAATCAAACATTTTTGTACCCTTAGTTGTAGCTTGTGTAGAACCTTCAGTGTGAAATAAATCATTACCTATTGGTAATATTATTTTTTCAATTCTTGTTACACCTACTCTTGATATTAATTCTTTTATTGCATTTTTAAAATCATCAACAGTTTTGTCAATATGTGTTTTCCCAAAATGCATATCTGCTAAGGATATTAAATAAGTAATTGATTCTTCTTCTTTAATATAAGAAATAGATGGTGTATTTTTAGGAGAATACATACTAAATTCTTTTATTAATTCAGATCTGATATCAACTTCTTTCTTAGCATATTCAATAGAATAATTAAGATTCCCAGGTTTTCCCCAAGCTCTAGTTATTCTAGCCCCTTCTGGTAAATCTATTTCATTATTACAAGGTTCTTCTATTGGAATAACACCAGGTTCCCATTCACCCTCTAATGAACCATTTTTAATAAACCAACGATAATAATCATTGGCAGTTTTGGCATCTCTTATATCATACTTAATAGCATAATCTTCCCAGGTGCCTTGTTTTCCATTTTCAAAAATGTCTTTAACTAATAAACTTCTATTTGTCATGGTAATAAATTTACAACAAAGTTACAACATATTTCTGACAATAGCAAATTTAAGTAGATAAATTTTTCACTTTTGAATCTAAATCTACTAAATGTTCTGTTACAGACATTGAATTACCATTAATGTTAACATTTGTTAACGCATTAATAGAAGTTCTTAAAGTAGATAACTCTTTATCAAAGAAAGTGTTAATTTGGGATTGTGTGTTTAGATCAGGTGTACCAACATTTTTAGAATACATATTTAAATCTAAATTTTGTCCAGAAGGATCAAGGGGAATTTTAGATGTAACTTTCTTCTCACCATCAGCAGTCATTACTCTAACTTCAGCATTTAATGTTGCTGGAAAATTATCAGGTTTTAATTCTAAACCACCAGATAAACCAGTAGTAGAAATTAATTGAGATGGATAAGAATTTTTCATACCTTCAACAGTAATCTTGGAATCAATAACTGTTCCAGATGGTAAAGAAGATATGGAATATGTAAATGGTACAGCAGTTGCTGTAGGGTTTGTTGATACAGAGATTCTTGCAGATGAAGGGGTTTCTGTTACAGAAGAATGAGTAAGATTATCAGAAGATAATATATCATTAGTTGTTCTTGGTACAGTTACTTCCCCATTACAATATGAACATGCATCTACCTTAGATTTCAGAGATACTAAGGCAGATGCAAGTTTATCTAAAGTTTGGCTTATGGAGTCACCTTGTTCTACACCTATTTCAGGATAAGAACTACCAGTATATGAAACACACTGATCTGAGATTATTTCAAAACATTTTGGACTACAACCTTTCATTAACAGCCTAATGGTATGTTATTAATAGTAATGTCTATTGTTTCAGTTAAATCATTCATACAAGTAAACTTAACATAAACGTTGGAGAAATCATTACATCCAACATTGAATACTGTAAATCCTCCAGGAGCAAGAACACCTAAATTAATAGTTGAACCACCATCAATTACAGCTTCTGCTTTTACTGAATTTGTATTACCGGTATTTGTTACATTAAGTTTGTAAATATAACCACCTGCACATGCACCAGATACTATTCTTGTTTTACAAACATCTGGTTGTGTTGTTAAAGTACATGTTGGAGCAGTAGAACATGGAGCACAAATGTAAAGTGTACATGGTACTGGATCACCAATGGTTACTTGTTTTGGATAAGTAATTTCTAATCTATGTTGTAAGCCAGGATACTGACAAACAAATGGTAATGTTGCACCTGCACCTAATGCCACCTGATTTGAAGTTCCAATTACATTTCCTGTTTGACAATCTGAATCATCTATTGCTACAACTCTTGCTTGAACATTGATTAAAGAGTTATTAGTAATGTTTAAGTTACAATCTCCAACTATGTTAAAGTCAGCTGCAGTAAGAGGACAATCTGGTGAACCAGAACCTCCACCTCCACCTGGAGTTGAACAATCAGGAACAGCAACTGCTATACAAGTAGACATACATAATCCACCATCAGTAATTTTTACATAATAGTTTCCACCAACTGGTTCTGTATCTCCAGAAGCAATAAATCTAGAAAATGGAATACCTTTCAAAGCTGAGAAGGAATCAATTAAGGCAGTTGATTGACAAGTGTTTCCACCAGCAAAACTTCCTTTATATATATAACCATCTAATGATGGTGAAGCACCTTCCCCTCCATTAATAGAGTTGAACTTAATTAAATGTCCAGTTCCTGCACCAGGATCATCACATATAATACCTTCAATATCTGTAATAATTGGATTAGAACAAATACAATTAATATTTACTATCTCAGTATCTTTACATCCTCTAGAGTCTACAACTTCAATGGTATAAGGACCATCTGGTAAACCTTGGAAGTAATAAAGATCTCTAAATTGCGGATCTTGTCCTAAAGAAACAATATAGGGTGAAGCAGTTGGACCTGCAGCAAGGAATTCTCCTGTTTGTCCATTTACTATAATACCGCCTCCAGATTTAATATAAATTGTATAAGGAGCAACAGCATTGTTTACCCAGAAATTATATTGTATAGGAGCACAGTTTCCAGAAGTAGTAATTGTTAAATCCACAGCTGGGCTACATTGTGCTTGTTTATTTAATAAATAAGAGATTGATTTTGTACAGGCTGGATTCTGAGAATCTGTAATATCTATAGTGTATGTTGTTCCAGATATCAAAGAAGCAGCATTGAATGATGTATTAGTTGTAACATTACTGTTAGTAGCTATTACAGTCATACCTTGTTTTAATGTAACAGTATATGGTGATACAGATCCACTAATTCCAGTTATAGATAAAGTTTCTACTACTGGAGGTCCAGGTACATAAGTATAATTAATTACAGCATTAATAGCAGTAGTAGAGCAATTGTTAACAGTAAATGTTCCAACTGATTTACAACCATTGTTATCTGTTGCAGTTACAGAGTAATTACCATTTGTTAAAGTGATAGCATAATTATAGTTAGCACTTTGATTCATTGATAATATCTGAGTAGTAGCATCTGGTTTTGTTAATACATAATCATATTGTTGCCCAGTTACTGCATTGTTAACTTGCATTGACAATGTTCCTGGTGTATATGTTACTGTCATAGTGCCTTCTGCTCCATTACAACAATTATAAGTTACAGTTTTAGATGCAGTACATCCTGCACAATTAGTATCAATAATATATGTTCCAGTGATTACTCCTGTAAATGTTGCAACTCCAGTTAAATCTGTTACAGAAACTAATATTGGAATATGTGCTGAGTTATTTAATGTAACATTACAGCCAGGAATTCCAGTATTTACTGTTAACAAATTAGTAGTACAACTATGAGTAATAGATGGATTAAGTGCACTTGAAGTGACTTCTTCATCAATTTTACAAACTGCATCATGGTTATGTTCAAGAGTTACTCTTGTAATTGCACCAGTAGTAGTATAAGATCTACCAATGATTTCTCCAGGAGCTGAGAAGATTAAATTATCTACAACAGTATTTCCTAAATCATCATATACAGTAAGTTTAAATTCAACTTGATAAGAACCTAAATTACCAAAACATTTAATTCCAGGATCAGTACAAGTTAAAAGACTATTGATATCACAAGGATCAAAAATGTTAGTAACAATTAATGTCTTACCACAATTTAATACTTGATATTCAAATGTCATAGGGTCAGGACAGAATACAGCTTTAACTTCATTACTAGAAGTTTTACAACCACAATCTGTTGTTACCTTATACCATCTATTTGAACATAAACCATCAGAACAATCTTTAATTGTATCTTCCCAGGTATTATCTCCTGTTTTAGTAGCATAGATATATCTGAATTCAGTATCTGCTCCAACAAAATTGGAACCAGAAGCTCTATACCATCTGAAAACTGGATTTCTACATCCACCAGTTTCCATAACAAAAGAGTTAGTATCATTTACTGAAGGAGTAGTTGTGTAACTTCTTACAGTTGCAGGATCTCCCTCTAGTGTATAAATACAACCATTGTTATGTCCTAAGTTTGAAAGTTGATCCAAAGTAATTTTAATACTTTGAATTTTCATTTTAGGATAAGTCTTAATATTAGGAATGTTAATATAGTTATATAGATTAGAGGATTGATTTACAAAACTGTAATCTACAAACTGAGTATCAGTTCCTTGAGTAATAGTATTATCAGAATTAGTTTTAGTATAAGCTACTTCACTCTTTAATCTGATAGAACCTCCTTGGAAAAAATCATTAATGATAGTATTTCCAAGTTCAGCACCATCTCTGAACATTCTAATCTGATATCTATATCTATTTGCGTCTACTGAAACACCATTAATAGTCATTGCTACTGGTGTTTTTTCAACTATAGTTAATTTTAATTCTAATTCTTCACAAGTACAACATCTATCTTGAATAAGAGTTGCTTTTAAATCACAAGCTGCATCAAGTTTAGTTAATGTGAAAATATCAGTACACTCTTTATCAGTTCCCTGACATGTTCCTGATTTACATTCACAATCATCTAATGTACAATCTTCACAAGAGAAGTTGGAACAATTTACACATTTTCCATTATAACATGTACATCCTGGACCACAGTCATATGATGATACACAATCTCCAGAACATGGAGAATCTTTTAAACAAACATTGTTATTACAAAGACAACCTAATGCTCCAGGACATTCATCACAAGTAAGAATATCACAAGATACACAGTTACCATTTAAGCAACCACAACCAGGACCACAATCAGCACCATTTTCACATGGACCTTTACAAGGATCTGATTTACATTGTGAACCATAACATCTACATCCATCTGCTAAAAAGCAATTATTTTCAGAACAGGATAAATGTTCACATGGTACACATTGGTTATTTAAACAACCACATCCTGGTCCACAATCTGCTCCTGTTGCACAAGGTGCATTACAAACATTTGGTACACAATTATTATTTACGCAAATACAACCATCTTTACATGGAATATCATCTGCACATGATCCTGAACAATCTTGACAAATACAAGTTGTTGAATTATATCTTATACAAGCTGCAGATCTTGAACATGTTGGTTCATTACAATCACAAGTAGGAACACAATCATCATTTACACAGATGAAACCATCTGGACAAATTCTTGGTTGACATTCTCCACCAGCACATACTTCACATATTGGACAATCTGTATCTCTTACGCATTTTGGTTCTGGTTCACAATTTTGTATTTGTGGATTCCATCTAAAACCTGGACAACAATCACAAGCTACACCATTGCAACAATTTTTACCATCTGTTCTACCATAACAATCACCTGATCCTTGACACTCTACACAAAATCCTGTAACTGGATCACATACTCCTGATGGACATACTTTTGGTACACAAGCACCTCCAATACAAACTTCACATGCAGAACAATTATTATCTGTTAAACAGTTTACACAATCACCATGACTATTTACATATGGTAAACCAACAGGACATTGACATTTACCATTAATACAAATTTTATTTGCAGCACAATCATCTGATGTTACACAGTCAATACATTGACCATTGATACAATTACCATCACATAAATCTGTACAAATACCATTTACACAAGTCTGACATGAATCACAATCTTGTGAAGTAGAACATGGACATATCTCAAATGGTTTTGATGGACATGATCCACAATCTTCACAAATAATTTCACCTTTTACACAAGCTGAAATATCATCTGGAACTTTAATAGTTATACAACCAGTACCTCTATCTGGACAAGGAATTGCCTGACCAGAGCCAGTTATCCAAACTACTTTTGGATTAGAACAAGGAAGATCCCCGTTCTTTATATTTTTTATACAGTAGGTGTACTGCTTCATAAGTTATAGGAATTTAAATATTCTTTTACTTCAGGTTTAAAATTCAAAAGTTCACAAGCATTAGATGAGACTTCTGTAAACTTCAAATCACAAAGATTATAAGATCTTTGTGATGTTATTAAATGTGGTTTATCATCAATGATGTCTAACCTCAATTTGTTTCCATATACATCTGCAATTATTGAGTGGTTCAATTTACAGTCTAATAATGATAAATATTTTTTATAAGAAAGATCACAAGAAGTATCAGTTACTAATTTTTTATAATTAATCTTACAAACTTCTTCTGTTTTTTGAAAGTCAAAAGTTAAATTACAGCTATCTGTTTTTATATCTACGTTTGCAGTTAAATCACAAACTTTAGCATAAACGGAAATTGCTGATATTATATTACAAGAAATGTTATTTGAAATTAACTCAAAAGTTATATCACATATATCTTCTTGTCTTGTTATTTCTACATCCATGTGTAGCTCTCCACAAACTTGATATGCTGCTTTTTCCCATTTTCCTCTTGCTACACAATAAGGATTGTAGAGAATCCATCCAAGATTTTCTTCAACGGTAACATCTTTTCTGCACTCGGTGGAGCAGTCCTTACCTATTAATTTAGAAATCTTAGAAACTAGTTTATCTATTTTACAAGAACACAAACAAGGTATTTGATCATGGAGTAGCGAAATCCTAAAAGATTCTAATACCTTTTTATAAGAAGTTAATCTTACAATGAATTCTTCTACGTTATCCTTACTTTTATATCCATAGAGAAAATTTGCAATTCTACTTTTAGAATATAAATTAATCTCTTTATCTATATTGTTTATTATTGATACTATACTAGCATTTGTAAAGACTTTACAGCAAGTATTATCAGAAGAACAATTCCCCAAATTGCAACAACTTTTGTGTTTTTGCATTTGCACATTAATAAATTGTTATCGTACAACTAGCTCCAAAACTTACACCAGCCACAGCATCGAAACTAAATCCTAAATATTGTTCTCCTGTTAGTAATGGAATTGATAAACCAACAGCAACCAGAGGAGCAACACCTGGACCTAATACAAGTATTGGAACAACTGCACCATTTTTATAAAGCCAATAATTAGTACCTAGAACATTGAAAACTCTCTGATCCATTCTAACTTCTCTGATAAACTTTCCACTATGACTCTTTGGGACTATATAAGAATCTCCTTGTGGACTATTACCTATAAAACCAACTGGAGGCGCAAATTCAGCTCCAATTGTACCCAAATGCACTTCAATTTCTTTTGAATGTATTTGAGCAATTACCCAAGTCAATCCAGTAAATCTCCACCAAACAAATACATTTGCATACTCTTCCTGAATTACAGAATGAGTAGCTTTTGTTCCTGTAAATGGATCTGAAGATGGTGCAACTGGAGGTAATGTGTAAGAATATATTGCAGCAGTGTTAGAAACAAATCTTGTATGAGCATCTTTGATATCAAAAGCATGTGCCCAAGTACCAGCAGTTCTATACCAAACCCTAACTAAATCATCATATGATCTAATTAAAGTTGCATCATCACTAGCAGTTGGAGCAGCTGGAGGAGTTGCAGTAATAGCTGGAGCATTACCAGCTACTACATCTGCAAAACTCATTCCATATACTTTTATATCACCTCCAATATTGAAATAACCTGTGTTTAAAACTTTATAACCTGCTTCATTACTGACATCAGTTATAATAACACTATTATCAGCTGTAGATAATTCTAATTGTTTACTTATTCGTGTACGTGGCATAATTAATTTTTATAAGAAAATAAATTCTTATAAGATTATCTAAAAGAGTCAACAGCTACTGAACCAGAGTATTGAGCTCCAGGAGAAGGTGCAAAAGCAGTAACAAAAGTTATAACTGCTCCTGCAATTGACCATTCAGTTGTAATTGGTGCTCTTTCTCCATTAATATAAACATGAACAGGAGTTCCAGCTAAAGGTACTCCTGATAAAGTAACAGTTGTATCACCATTTCCTGGGGTAAAATATTCAGTTACTGGTAATACTGCAACACCAGTATCATTATGAGCAACGTTTCCAGCTGTTGCTGAGAATTCAACATCTGCAGAAAGAGTACTTCCTGTAATTGTTAAATCAACTGTATCTGTATCTGAAACTGCAGTAATAAAAGGAGTAGTATTTACCCAGTTTGTACCATTGTAGGTTAAAGCTTGACCAGCAGCTGGTGCAGTTAAAACTACATCAGACAAACAATCAATTGAAAAATTACCTAACCAAGTACAACCAGAAACATCTTCCCAGTTACCTGCATTAAATTGTAATATATTTGTATTTGCAACACCAGTTGTATCAACATCAGTAAGATCATTTAATACAGCTGACCATGCAATTGTAATAGTATCAGTTACTAAAGTACCAGTAGTAGTAATATTTCCAGTACCAACAATATTTAAAGTATCAGTACCAATTACTACGTTTGGATTTGTACCAGCATTACCTGCAACAGTAAATGCTGAAACAGCAGTAGTTGACCAAGTTGGAATACCTCCAGCTACTGTCAATACTTGACCTGCAGTACCAATTCCTAAGTTGATCCATGATCCACCACTAAAATAAAGCATAGAACCAAGTGCAGAACCTGCTGTGTTAACATCTCCAAGACAATCAATAGAGAAGTTTCCAAGCCAGGTACAACCATTTGTGTCTACCCAATCTGTGCCATCAAATACTAGGATTTCATTTAAAGCAGCTGCTGTAATATTTACATCAGAGTTATTATTTAATGAACCATCATAATTGATAGTTAAATTATCAGTTGCAGATGTTACAGTTGCAATACCATTACCACCAATAAAAGTAACAATGTTACCATCACCAATAGTTTGGTTTGCACCAGCATCTCCTGCTAAAGTCCAAGAAGTAAATCCACCTCCAGGAGTTGTAGGAACAAAGTTAGTACCATCCCAAGCTAAATAATCTCCAACACCAACACCAGTAGTGTCAACATCAGATAAACAATCTACACTAAAATTTCCTAACCATGTACAACCATTGGTATCAACCCAGTTTGCACCATTATATACTAAGATTTCATTAGCAGCTGCAGCTGTAATAACTACATCTGTTAAATCATTTATTGCTGCATTTAAAGCAACAGTTACACTATCTGCACCAGCATTGCCTGTAGTTGTTATACCTACACCAGCTAATATAGAAAGAGTATCTGTACCTATAAGAATAGATGGATTTGTACCTGCAGAAGCTGCTACAGTAAAAGAAGTTGCAGCTGCATTTTGCCAAGTAGGAATACCTCCTGAAACAGTTAATATTTGATTAGCTGCTCCAATTGCAAAATCTACCCAGTTGGTACCATCAAAATATAACATTGCACCATTTGCTGCACCAGCTGTATCTACATCTGATAAATCAGAAATAGCACCTGTCCAATCAATTGTTACAATATCAGAAGCAGACATTGTGGTAGTAATATTAGTACCACCTGCAATATTGAGAGTATCTAAGTTTAAAATTGTTTGTGCTGGACCACCATCTGCAGAAACTGTAAATTGAGAAAAGGATCCTATTGGGGATACTCTAATCCAGTTTGCAGCATAAGTACCATTTGATGGAGAGTTAACTATAGCAATCAAAAGATCACCAATAGAAAAAGACTGCCCATCTACAACACCGGCAGTAGTTGTATTAAACCAGTCAGCAGCTACAATACCACCACCGCCTGGGAATACACCTAATGAAGCATCAAAAGTTGTTTGATATTCACCAAACTGTAATGGATCTGCGTTTATCCAGTTAGTACCATCAAATTGTAAATTTTGACCAACTGTTGGAGCTGGAGCAACGACATTAGATAAATCATCTAATACTGCATTTAAAGATACTGTAATAGTATCTGCACCAGAGTTTCCAAGAGTATCAATACCTAAACCTCCCAAAATAGAGAGAGTATCAGTACCAATTAAAATTGATGGGTTAGTTCCTGCATCACCTGCTACAGTGAAGGAACTAGGAACAGTTGTCCAAGCTGGAGAACCAGCAACAACTGTTAAAAGATCACCATTTGCACCTGGACCAAGATAACGTTGCCTATTTAAGGCATCTGTTATTACAATTGAACCTGGAATTAATGAGAGTGCTGTCTGTTGTGAAATGTTTATACGTGGCATTTATATGGGTTTTTTATGGTATCCAATAATGAGCTGTTACACCTTCTAGTCCTAAACCTCCCACTGTAGTTGAAAATGGAGTAACAAATGTGATTAAAGAACCAGCAATTATCCATTCAATTTGTGGAAGTTCTAGACCATTTCTATAAACAAATACCTGAGTACCTGGAATAGGGATGGCTGAAAGATTAACAGAAGTGTTTCCTACTATTAAATTTAAGAAATCCTCTTTTACTAACTGATTAGTAGGAAAAGTAGTAAAGAGTGGGTTAATGGTTACAGTTGCGGGACCAGATGCTTGATAGTTTCCACCTCCTGGACAATTTGTACACCATATATTATATTGAAAAGATCCAACTAAAGTAGGATCAATCAATGAAGCTGAATATTCTCCTGTAAGTTGAGAATATGTATTTATTACAACATTAGTTTCTGATCCAGCTATAATTATCCACTCTGTTGTACAATGTGTACAAGGAGTATCATTTGTAGCCATGTTCCCACAAAGACAGGAATTTGGATCATCTACAGCACCTGCTGCAGGAGGACAAGTAGTAGTATTAACTACTTCTTGAATTAAGTTATCTGAATTATCTGGATCAATTGTTGAACCAAATACTTGTGCAGTATTTGTAAAAGGAGCAAGGTTAATATCTGTAACAACTGTAGTTAAATACATTGTTACTGTTTCATTAACTGCAAGATTACCTATTGTCCAAACTTGAGTTCCAGAATTATAAGACCCTTTGGATACTATTGCAGATACATAAGACATTCCAGCTGGAAGTGTCTCCTGCACAAATACCCCATTATTAGGATTGGGTCCTTGATTAGTAACCTTAATAGTCCAGGTTACTTGATTTCCATTTGATGTTACGAAAGCTGGTGAGGGCATATTATTTAATTAGAGATTACTAATCCACCACTTGAATTATATGATGTTGCAGATTTGGTAACATTTAAATCAGAAGATCCTGGAGCACAAAGTCCTGTACAAGGTTGACATACTTGACCAGCAGGACAAGTTATACCTTTACACATATTTTGAATATAAATTACAACAGAACCATAATCTGATTTACCAGTACAACCATCACAAGATGCATGGAAAACTATTTCAACTCTTTCTCCACCAATAGCAGAGTTAGATGTTTGAAATACTAAACCACCAGCATCAATAGATACTACTGAAATTAAACTTGGATCTGATATAGAATATACTGAAAATGTAGGAATATTTGTGCAGTTGTATTGGAAACAAGTAAATGAAACACTTCCAACTTGTCCACAAGGACCAACTGAATTACATTCTTCTACTACAATGTTACCTAGTCTCATGCAGGTAGAAGTGGTACATGTTGTACAAGGAGTACAACTATATATACAGGAACATGGATTATTTTGCTGGTAGCAAGGCATTAGCAGTCACAATTTAGGTTATCTAATAACTTTTTTGCAAACTTATATTCTTTGTTTGCCTCTGTAAAATTTCCAATATTTGCTTGAGAATGTATTGCAGAAATATGTGATTCTATTTCTTTTATATTTTCCCAATCTTCATCCGAAGAAGCTTTTATTACAAGACTGTCTTTTCTACATTCTAATTTGCAGGTAATTGCTTTTGATTTTGTAATTATATCCTGACAATTATCTATTTTAAAACAATAGACTCCATCAGTTATACACAAACCCGGAATAGAATATAAATGCTCACTGTTTATTTTATTTGCTTGATCAGGTTTGATAGTTAATATTGCTTTTTGACCATCTGGAGATGTTACTTCAACATTATAACTTTCTGGTATTACATACTGCTCCTCTGTCATCCACTCTGATAAATCTGTATATATCAGTGAATAACAAGAGGAAACATTTAGATTAAAATCATAGTTGTTGTTTCTTATACAAGAACACTTAGGCATATAAAGCTCTTGCAGCATCAAATTGAGCAACTGTACCAGTTGTCCAGACACCATTTTCAAACCAACCAACCATTACAGTGCCTGTAGCAATGTCTTCAATATATAAACCCTTGGTGCAACAATCTAATTTGCAACAAGAGTTTACAGGAGAAGCTTCAATGGCATCCACAGACTTTCTTTCTCCATTTTCAATAGAGTAAGCGTATCCTTTTGGAAAATGTACTTTCATTGATTATATATTTAGAAGAAAAAAGGGGAGAACCTCCCCTTCTCCCCATTTTTATTAAAGAATGTATCCGTTAGAATCTGGATAACGTACTGGGGCTTCAATTTGATCTTG